GGCAGGCACTCCGCAACCTGTATTCCCTGGGATGTGGGGAATGAATCACGTCCGCATCTTCCGACCGTCGCAGGTCATGTATTGCGACACATGCCACAAGTCAGAAGTTTACGACATTCTGACTCTCAGTAGACTTACGACCGGCTTGGAACTAAGACCCATGTATGAAGACCTGGACAATCCCGGGGAGGTAATTTGCCAAGAGTGTCTCGATGAATTGCTTTGTGATCAACCTATTTTTGTCCCCAACTGGAGGAACCAATGAGCACGCGACGAACCCGAGTCTACATCGCCGGACCCTACGCGAAACCAGACCCGTGCGAGAATACACATAGGGCAATGGACTGGTGGGATATTTTGGCGGACCGCGGATACGCCCCGTTCTGTCCCCATTGGACCCATTTCCAACACACCTTTTCCCCACGTCCCCGGGAAACATGGCTCGAATTCGACAACGAATGGATTCCAGTTTGTGACGCCGTCTTCCGACTCCACGGGGAATCGTCCGGGGCGGATGCGGAAGTAGAACTAGCTTCCAAGTTGGGAATCCCAGTAGTGTTCTCCTACGAAGAGCTATGTGCCAAGATCCCTTTGCGAAAGGAAGTCTGACCAATGGCCGAAGCAAATGCTACCGAGTTGTACCGTAAACACCGGCCGACCAAACTAACCGACGTTCTCGGTCAGGACAAGGTGATTGCTACCCTGACTACCTTGTTGGAGGGCGGAAGGTTTCCCCACGTCTCCTTGATTACCGGACCGTCCGGGGTGGGCAAGACAACCCTGGCGCGGATCATCGCGAGGAAGCTGGGATGCTCCGATATGGACCTCCAGGAGATCAATTGTGCGGTGATTCAAGGGCCGATGGAAACCGTCCAGGGAATCCACCAGGGGATGGGCCTATCCCCCTGGGGAGGGAAGTCTCGGGGGTACATCCTTGACGAAGTGCAGAGCCTCAGCCGTGCCGGATTCGCTCAGCAGGCACTCCTGAAGATGCTGGAGGAGACTCCGGAGCATGTCTACTTCTTCTTCTGCACCACGAACCCGGAGAAGATCCTGGACACGGTCCGAAGCCGCTGCACCCCGTTCCAGCTAGAGCCGCTTTCCTCCGATACGCTCGTCAAGGTCCTGGAAACGGTGATCAAACGGGAGGGGGGATGGAAGGGTCCCCCGGGGGTAGTGGCGGAGATAGCCTCCCTCGCGAACGGGTCTGCTCGACAGGCCCTTGTCTTGCTCGGGAAAGTGTTCGGGTCGGATGACCCCGAGTACGTGAGTCAGACCTTGAAAGCCTCCGACCCGCAGAAAGAAGCGATTGACCTTTGCCGGGTGCTCATGAATAACCGGAGCAAGTGGGCCGACGTAACGGCGGTTCTGAACAACACGGACAAGAATCCGGAAGAGCTAAGACGGGCCGTGCTCGGGTACGCGGCGAGTGTTCTGCTGAAGGGGACGAACAACCGGGCGTACCTGATCCTGACCGCGTTCGAGAGTCACTTCTTCGACAGCGGGAAGGGTGGGCTGGTGCGTGCCTGCTTCGAGGTATTTCAAGACAAATCCACGTCGTAATGGCCGAACGTATAATAGATGTGGAGGGGACTGAACGACCTTGCACGTTGTCAATCGAAACTTCATCTTGTCCAGTCCCCCCTTTTGAAACATGGGATGGAGACGACTACCCCGCAGGTGTAACCGATTGACCAGTTTGTCTCCATCCCACCTTACACCGGGAGATGAGAATGGCTGAATTCTTCGAGATCGACCCGAACCACCTCGACAAGGAATGGACCCTCCACCCGATAGTGTACCACGACATGGCTCTGAAACTCGCGGACGCTCGGAAAGCCTACGAGCGTGCCAGTGCGGAAGAGGACGTGATCGAAGCGGAGGTGTCCTTAGCGATCCGCCGCGATCCAAACAAGTATGATCTACCCAAGGCCACCGAGGACACAGTCAAGCAAGCCGTCAAGCTGGATCAGAAGTACCAACGGGCGAGGATGAAGGCCATCGGAGCGAAGCACGATCTCGACGTGTTGCAAGCCGCAGTCACAACCCTAGAGCACAAGAAGTATGCTCTGCAAGACCTGGTGAAGCTCCGCCTCGCGGACTACTTCTCGGAGCCCCGCACCACGGATGTAGGGACCCGGGATCACATGCTGGAGAACGAGCGGGAGCGGGTGTTCGGGAAGAAGAAGAGGGGAACCATGTGATTTTAAACCTGGTTAATACGGTATTGATCGCCCTGACTTGTCTGGTGTTAGTCACGTTCGGTGTGCCGTTCCTGGCTTATGCGTGTATGAAGCTGGGAACACTCGGTTACTATCACGCTGTCCAGATGTTGCGAAACGAAAGGATCGAAAATGGTTTCTCGACGCGAGAAGGAAAAGACCAAAAGGCGGAAGAGCGACGCGAAGAAGTGGGCACGGGATCAGAAGACGTTTGAGGCTACGTGCGTCAAACTACCTCCCGGGGTGGAAATGTACAAGATGGTCCCCGGGACCGTCCGCCTTGACTTCATGTCCTACGTAACGGGGAAGGGGAATGTTCGTGCGGACGAGGGCATGGTTCATTTCGAGCGGGAGTATCACGCCCACCGCATCCAGACCGCGAGCGGGATGCGGTTGTATTGCTGTCGGGCCGCTACATTCGGGAAGCCCTGCCCCGTATGCGAGTGGCTCACCTCACACGGGAATTCAGACCCGGACAAGGCGAAGAGTCTCCGGGCGACGGTCCGTCACATCTGGCTCGTCAACGACAAGCCCGGCGATCCGAAGAATCCCCTCAAGGTGCTGGACACGAACCACTACAACAAGGGGAAGGGCTTTGGGGAACAGATCGGCACCGCGATTGACAACCTGGAAGACTACGCTTCCTTCGCAGATGCGGAAGGTGGGTATACTCTCCAATTGGTAATCGAGGAGCAGACGTTCCCCGGGGGGAAGTACAACGCACCGACCCGGATCGATTTCATCCGCCGGAAGTACGATTACCCCGATGAAGTCGTGGAGAATGCCCCGTGCCTGGATGCCATGCTCATCGACGTAGGCTATGATGCTCTGGTCAACCTGATGGAGACGGGTAGCACGGCCTCCGAGTCCGAGGGTAAGTCTGAGAAGGTCACTTCACCCTCCAAGTCGGAAAAGGAGGATGACGAAGACGATGACAAGGATGAGGTGACTGCGGAGGAAGCAGGGATCGAGGAAGGGGATACCGTAGTCTACGACGGGGAGGAGTGCGAAATCCTCAAGGTCAGCGGCGACGGTACCTCCCTGACCCTCAAGGGAGAGTCCGGTAAGGTGTACAAGGCCATCAGTCCCGGTGAGGTGTCCATGCCTGACCCGGAGGAAGAGGAGCCGGACGAGGACGAGGACGAGGACGAGGACGAGGACACCCCTCCTCCGAGTAAGACAGCGAAGGGGAAGAAGACTGCCCCTCCTCCCGAAGATGATGAAGAGGAGGACGATGAAGAAGAAGAGGAGGAAGAGGAAGACGATTCGGAGGAGGATGGGGACGATGAGGATGAGCCTCCCCCTCCACCCAAAAAGCGAGGGAAGAAGTAGGTAGAGTCAAGATCGGACGACATCACCTTTGCAACCGATAGTTAAAATTTGTCCGGTCTGAAACTTTGGGATGGGTGATAGGGAATGTGAGACCGATACCGCCATTTTCCCATCCCATTAACTTAGGGGGGGGGACTGGACGACAAGAGCGGTGTAATCGAAGATTTCGTTTGTCCAGTCCCCCTTTTACGATACAAGGAGTCTACATGTCCGAAACAACCGAGGATCTGAAAAAGCAACTGCGAAAGAAACCCAAGAAGGAGTCTCTACCCAAGGAGAAGGACGGTCTGTCTACCGGCTCGACCGTGCTCAATCTCGCGTGCTCGGGGAATCCGACGTGGGGTTATCAACGGGGTAAGTATTACTTGTTGGTAGGGGACAGTGCGAGCGGCAAGACGTTCCTGGCCCTGTCCGCCTTTGCCGAAGCCGGGGGGAACAAAGCCTTTGACCGCCACCGCTTCATCTACGATAACGGAGAAGGTGGTGCACTGATGGACCTATCCCGCTTCTTCGGTGGAGCCGTGGCGGATCGACTGGAACCCCCCGCCGTATCCGAGGACGGGGAGGCCACGTTCTCGACCACAGTGGAGGAATTTTACTACCGCCTCGACAACGCTCTCGACCAGGGGGACCCCTTCATCTACATCTTGGATAGCATGGATCTGTTATCTAGTGAAGCGGAGTGGGACAAGTTTGAGGAGCGTAAAGACGCCTGGGAAACCGGGAAGAGCACCACGGGATCGTATGGGGACGGGAAGGCAAAGCAGAATAGCTCCAACCTCCGCCGGGTCGTATCCCGATTGGCTGAGACCGGGAGTATTCTAATCATCATCGCCCAGACCCGTGACAACATCGGCTTTGGTGCTCAGTTCAATCCCAAGACGCGGAGCGGTGGGCACGCACTACGCTTCTACGCTACCCTGGAACTATGGACCTCCCAGAAGGGCCATATCAAATCCACCTACAAGGGGAAGCAACGCGAGCAAGGGATTACGTGCTCGGTCCGGGTGAAGAAGAACCGCGTCACTGGGAGGGACCGCACCGCTGATTTCCCGATCTACCACTCTTTTGGGATCGATGACGTGGGTGGGTGCGTTGACTACCTGGTAGAGGAGAAGTATTGGACCGAGACGAAGGGCAAAGTGAAAGCCAAGGAGTTTGACTACGAAGGTAGTACGGAGGGGCTGGTTCAGAAGATCGAGGCCGAGAATCGCGAGCCGGAGTTGAAGGCACTGGTGGCGGAAGTGTTTGCGGAGATCGAGGAAGCCTGTGCGGTGAAGAGGAAAGCGAGGTACTAAATAGATAGAGTGGGGAGACACATCTTGTAACCGAAAAGGAGTATATCCCACTCTAAATCTTGGGGACTGGACGATGGGAACATTGTAACCGATTCGCGACTTTGTCCAGTCCCCCTTTCGAAACATGGGATGGGTGAGTGCGTGTGTTGTAATCGAGACTCGATGTTTCCCATCCCTAAACTTGGAGCCGGACGAATTTCCCGATGTAACCGAGTGCCCTGTTTGTCCGGCTCCTCTTTTTCCCTTGAAAGGAGAGTGCAGTGGTAGTGAAATTCTCGGAGGACGTTCTGGAGATCGTCGGTAGGGCAGTGGAGAAATACCCCAACGACGTGGACAGGTCGGTAAAGTATGCGGAGCCACTGATCCGCGACCTTCCCGAATTCGAGAGCATCATGAATCAGCTAATCACCCAAGCGATCAGGGAATTGATCCACAATCACCGGCACACGCAAAACACAGCGATGCGTAAGGAGACGGGGGATTGTCACAGTAAGCCCAAGGTGAACAACGCTTCGGAGACGATTCGGAAAATCGAGCGTGACTACTATAACTACTATATCGGAGGGAAAACGTTGGGAATGATCCGTGGTTCCGAGTTGAAGGATATTGCGGCCTCCGAGCGGGAGATTGCGGGGGGGCACATCTTCAACGCGGAGTTGTGCGAAGCCCTACAGCCTCTGGTGGGAGATTCCCAGATGGTGCAGTCCGCCGTGTCGAAAAGCAAACTCAAGGAGATTTGGAATCGAGTACAGAGGCGAAGAAACAACGCGGCGTGATTGTACCATTGCAACCGAGTTGACCGGTATCGCTGCGTTGGGGGACTGATCGAATGGAGCCATTACAACCAGGAAGCCCGGATTGGTCAGTCCCCCATTTTGAATCAGGGAGAAACCGGACCTGGAGAAGGTCATCGTGTAACCGAGAACGCGTTTTTCCAGGTCCCACTTTTTGGTGCTGAGTCGAAATTGCTCAAGGTGGATGTAACCGAATGTCAGGTTTGACCAGCACCACTTTTTGAGGAACTACTGATGAAGTCTGTTGCTACGAAGTCGCGTGCGAAGAGAATCCCCACTCCCACAACGAATGGGGTCCATCACAAGCCGTCCCATTCCCCCGTGAAGAAACCGGCGGTGTCCCCCGTAGCGGAAGTGTGCTCTAAACTCCAGGAGGTTCAAAAGATCCGTGTCGCCCTGATCAAGTCGCGGAACATGCAGTTAAACCGACTGCGTGCCATCGTCGCGGGGTCAATGGGCTACACCACTGCAATGGAGGATGCGGACCGTAAGAAGATGTTCCAGGAAGCTGACAAGGTCATCAAAGAAATAGTAAATGGAACTAGATTATCCGAGGTAGCGGATATCGTCCTCCCTACGATGATCGGCATTAGTGCTTTCCTGGAGAAGCAAGCAGATTATGACAAGCAACTACTCCAATACGCGAGGAAGCTCCACGTTGCGAAGTGGACAAACGCGGAAGATCAGTGTGGGTTCGGCGTGAAATCTCTGGGAATCGTGATCGGAGAGACTGGGGATCTGTTCAAATACTCCAGCCACAAGAAAGTTTGGCGACGGATGGGGTGTGCTCCGTTTACCTCCTCCGCGGGTGAGACCAAGATGGGGTCAACGTGGAGGTACGGGAAAGAGGGGAAGTTATCCGCGGAGGAATGGAGTAGCTACGGATACTCTCCGAGACGTCGCTCCATTGCCTACATGGTAGGGGAATCCTTGATCAAGGCGAACGTTGAATTGACCAAGGAGAAGATAGCCACGTGGACAGGCCCATACCGTCAACGTTGGCTCGACGCAAAGATGCTTGCCTATCAGATCCACCCAGACTGGTCGTGGTCGATTTGCCTGTCCTGCAAGAAACGTGGGAAGGGTATCTTGAAGAACTGCGGGACGTGCGGAGGTATGGGGAAGCAATGCAAGCGGGCACACCTTCACGGGATGTTACTGGCGACGAAGCTGCTTCTCAAGAATCTGTGGATTGAGTGGCACAAGTGAGGTTGGGAAAGTCTTCCTGCAATCGAGGAGACTTGTTGTTAACCTCACTTGGGAACTGGACGAAAATACTATTGTAATCGATGCTCCACGTAGTCCAGTCCCCACTTTTAAGACATTGGGATAGGGAGATTCAAACATTGCAACCGATCGTAGCCGTTTCCCATCCCAAAACTTTGGATCTGCCGACTGGCGACGTGCAGCCGAGAAAGAAATTTTGTCAGATCCTTAAACTGTGGAGGACGGAAGAGCGAACGGTGAACTGTAAACGAGTCATTCGGTAGCCTCCCGTCCTCCACTTTCCTACTTCTGGAGTCTAGTATATGTCCTCCCGCAAAGGTAGTGAATTCGAGCGGTGGTTCGCCAAGCAACTGTCCCTCTGGTGGAGCCAGGAATGGGACGAACCACGGGATGATCTCTTCTGGAGAACCAGCCAATCCGGTGGGCGCTCGACGGTCCGTGCTCGCAAAGGATTGGGGACGAAGGGCCACGTAGGCGACATCGGACCAACCTGCGCTGAAGCTGAACCACTAACAAACTTGGTGGTATTTGAGTTAAAGAACGGTTACAGTGCGGACACGATCCATGCTTTGCTGGACGCTCCGGACGGATCGGCGAAGCAGGAGTACGTCAAGTGGTTTGAGCACGCAATTGACGTTGCTACCGTTGCACAGATTCCGTACTGGATGGTAGTGACGAAAAGGACCCGCCGGGATCCGTTGGTGTTCATCCCCCATACTCTGCGAATCGAATTGGGATCGAGTGGGTTAATTGCCTCTGTCCCGCAGGTACTAGTAAGCATTCCGATCTGTGAATCCTGGACCGCAATCCACGGGTTCCCGCTCACACGATTCTTCAAGAGCTTTCAACCCAAACAATTCCTCGAACCGGAGAAAAAATGGTGTTGCAACGCGGACAACGTGAGCACCTCCCCGAACGACGGGCTGGCTACACGCAAAAGGTCCTGATTGGGGGGCAGAAGGTTTTCCTCCGCACCGGGGAGTATCCGGACGGGAGGTTAGGGGAGGTATTCCTCGACGCGAGTAAGACAGGGATGGCCCTGCACAGTATGATCAACGCGAATGCCATCCTGATCTCACTAGCCCTCCAGTACGGCTGCCCCCTGGAGCAACTAGTCGAAGCGTTCCGAGGATTCCGCTTCGACCCGTCCGGGGACGTGGTTGGGGACCCCCGTATCCCCCAAGCCGCCAGCCTGCTCGATTACGTGTTTCACGAACTGGAATTGACCTACCTCAAGGGGGAATTACCCCCCGCCCCAGAGACACGGGAGGAATCGACCGATGCCCTTTGATCCGGAAACTGTCCAGGCGATGGCCGAAATGTTTGCGGGACAGGTCTGCAAGAAGTGTGGGAAGCCAGCCGAAAGGCTCTCCGAGGGGAAGTGGTTCTGTCACCAACACTACCCCAGAGCACGTGTGCAGATAGTGCAAGCCCGTACAGTGCGTATACGGATGGTCAAAAATCCCAAGCTGGTGGCCTCTTCCCCGATGTCCAGAGAGCTAAAGTGTTGGGACTAAAGAAGTTACGACTAGAAGAAAAATTCTGGGAAAAGCGTGAACTGGGCTTGTCCCGTCCAGAACAGACGTTATAATCAACTACAGATCGGGGGCAACGAGTTACACGAACAGGAGACACGAAATGGCACGCACGAACATGTACGGGAAAAGCTGCAACGGTTGCCGGACCTGGGTTGAACCAGAACGGGGGTACATCACCAAGCCCAACGGGGTCTGGTTGACCTGGTGCTCGAAATGTGTTCCCGAACGGATCGAGCCGACCCAGACCCGTCGGGAACTGACCGCGACTGGGGAAGTCTACACTCCCTACGAACCGAACAACCTCCCCCTGTTGCGTGCGATGCCGGGTGCGAAGTGGAACCCTACCTCCAAGTGCTGGACCGTTTCCCTCGCGGAGGCCGACCGGGAACGTGTGCTGGAAATCGCGGACAAGTTGGGTCTGTCCGTCCCCTCGGATCTCCGGCGGACCGTCACTACGCAGGAAGCCCAGAACGCGGCTGACGTCGCTGGACTGTACCCCTTCCAGGTCAAAGGAGTCAACTTCCTCTCCCTGGGAGCAAAGCGGCTCCTGGGGGACGAGATGGGCGTAGGCAAGACGGTCCAGACCCTGGTAGCTCTCCCCAAGGAAGCGAAAGCTGTCGCAATCGTCCCCGCGTGCGTGAAGTACAATTGGCGGGACGAGTGCAAAAAGTGGCGTCCCGATCTGACCCCGGTTGTCCTGTCCGGTAAGGATAGCTTCCGGCCTCCGGCTCCCGGTGAGCTTCTGATCATCAATTTCGACATCCTCCCCGCGTACCTGACTCCCAAGGCGAAGGATCAACCTGCCGTAGTTCCTGACACGGTCCGGGAGGCTCTGAAGGGGGCTATCCTGATTGTGGACGAGGCCCACAAGGTGAAGAACTACAAGAGCCTCCGATCCAAGCGGGTACGGACCTTGTCCGGTCTGGTCGGGAAGACGTGGGGACTGACCGGAACCCCCCTACTGAATCGCCCCGGGGATCTCTACGGTGTCCTGGACTCACTCGGGATGACCAAGGAGGTATTCGGCTCGTGGTACACCTTCTGCAAGCTCTACAACGCGGAGAAGGATAGGTGGGGGGGAATGTCCTGGGGTTCCCCCTCGGTGGAGGTTCCCGAGAGGCTCCGCCGCGTGATGCTCCGCCGCACCCGTCAAGAGGTGCTCCCGGATCTGCCGACGAAAACGATCAGCACAATGGTCGTGAATGAGATCCCGGCCAGTCTCCGCCGCAAGCTGGACTCCCTGGAAGACGCCTGGGGTGGATTCCTCGGTCTGGGGGACGAATTGCCCCCCTTCGAGGAATTCTCTGGGATCCGTGCGGAGCTAGCCGAGTCCCGTATCCCCGCAGTGCTCGAATACGTGGAGGATTGCGAAGAGCAAGACATCCCCCTTGTGGTCGCCTCCGCCCACCGTGCTCCGATTGACACTCTCGCGACCCGTCCAGGATGGGGTGTGATCACCGGTGACACTTCTCCCGAGAAGCGGCAAGAGGTGGTCCGCCGCTTCCAGGCTGGCGAACTAAAAGGGGTTGGCCTGACGATCCAGGCCGGTGGAGTGGGGATCACTCTCACCCGCGCGTGGCGGATGCTTTTCGTTGACCTGGACTGGACACCCGCGAACAACGCTCAGTGCGAAGATCGGATCTGTCGGATCGGTCAGGAGAGCCAGAAGGTGGAAATCGTGCGGATGGTCTCTGACCACGTCCTGGATCAGCACGTGCTCAAGCTGATCGCGAGCAAGATCGCCATGATCGAAGCGAGTGTGGAGAAACTGGCTTCCCCCGTCCTTCCCCCACCGGTCAAGATCGATTCGGAAACTGAGGAGCAGTATCAGGCGAGGATGGATGCCTTCCGCAAGGAGAGGGAGGAACGGGAAGCGACGGAGCGTGCGGAGAAGGAAGCACGGATCAAGGCCCATGCGAAAAGCCGTGTCGAGTACATCCGAAACCGGGAACGGCAGCGGTACGGGACGGAGAAGCCAGTCCCCGTGATGACGGAGGAGCTCGCCGGGGCGGTCCGTCGGGCTTTCGCTCACATGCTCAGTGTATGTGACGGAGCGGAAATGCGGGACGGGCAGGGGTTCAACAAACCGGATGCGTTTGTTGCCCACGTGCTTCTGACTGCTGGTCTGGAGACGGATCAGGAATTGGAGGCTGGCTACCTGATGTGCTCCCGCTATCATCGGCAGCTCAAGAGCCGGGAGCCGTTGTTGTTCGTGAAGTAGAGGAATCTTGGGGGATGGGGACGAAGGATCAGATGTAGCCGATTTGCTCACTTGTCCCCTCCCCCTCTTTCAATCTAGGTAGGGAAATGGAAGTATCAGGTTTCTTCTACTGCTCCCGATGTGCCAGAGTCCGGGCACGTCACAAGGGGCAAGTGTGTGAAGAGTGCCATCAAAAGGATCTGAAGTACATCCGGGACAAACCGACCCATCAGCCCCCGGAGGTAGTGGAGATCGCTCCGGCCAGGAAGGACCCCCCGAAAGAGGGGAAGGACAAGGACGACGGGTATCCACTCAAAAGGAGAGGGACACCTCCGATCCACCGCAAGGCAATCCTAGAGGACATGGGACCGTGGCAGGAGAACGCCATTCGGAATTGGGAAGACGACGGCGGGACGTGTGACACGAAAGAATAGGAGTATTCGACAATGCTGAATCGAGAACAATTCTCATCCCTGATCCTACGGCTCCGCCGGGAGAAGGGGTGGAGTCAGGAAGAGCTAGCCAGGCGCATCGGAGCCAAGCAGGAATCCATCAGTCACTACGAGTGCGGTCGGTGTTTCCCGGGACTGCGGACCTCACTCAAACTAGCCGAAGTCCTGGGATGCAAATTGGAGGAATTGTGCCAATGACCGCGAGCTACCAGGGACACGACGGGCTGATTCGCTTCCACTGCCCCGATTGCAACAAGAGACTCAAGGGGGATCTGGACGTGGTCGGGAAGAGGGTACTGTGCAAGAGGTGCTTCACTAAATTCCGCGTCCCCCCCGACTGGCAGTCCTCCCCTCCCCCGGTGCGGAGATTCACCGAGCCTATGGGGAGACTGACCTACGATCTGACCAAGTACAGCTCAGAACGCACCGGGTTGGGACTCGCCGCGGTAATGATCACAACATCGGTATCCCTGTTGATTATGGGATGCTTCGTCGTGACAATCCCCCCGGTGTACTACTACGGTCCCCTCGCTACGACGTCCGTTCCAGGACAGATCCTGTGTCTGTTCGCAGCAGTGAGTCTGTACCTACTCCCCACGTCCGTGGCAATCCTGCGGTGGCATCAAGATCGGTGGATGATTGCGACACTGAACGTCATCTACGGGTGGACCGTCTTTGTCTGGATCATCGCACTGGTCTGGGCATTTACAAAGGGAAGAAACCCGGATCGTTGCCATGATTGAACGACTGACCCTCACTAACTTCCAATGTCACGAGAGAAAGGAGATCGATCTTGACTCAAGAATCACCACCATCGTCGGGCGATCCGACATCGGGAAGTCCGCAATCCTTCGTGCCCTGCGATGGGTGTGCCTCAACCGACCTGGTGGGGAGTCCTTTATACGAACGGACACAACCGCCGGATGTGGAGCAACTGTCGTTTCTGATGGCAGACCTATTATACGCTATCGCAAAGGGTCTGAGAATACCTACAGAGTTGACGAATCCACATTCCGAGCGTTCGGAACTGGTGTCCCGGACGAAGTGACTAATCTGCTCCGGGTCTCCGAGGTAAACTTCCAGGGACAGCATGAGGCCCCGTTCTGGTTTCTAAAGTCCCCGGGGGAGGTGAGCCAAAAGCTAAACGCCGTGGTCAATCTGGATCTGATTGACCGTACCCTGACAGCGATCTCCTCCACCGTTCGGAAGGGGAAGGCTGAGGTAGAGGTTACGAAAACACGCCTGGGAGAGGCCAGAGAGCGGAGGGGGCAACTTGTGTGGGTTCGTGATGCCGACGAAGCCCTAGACACTCTGGAGAGGCTGGAGGGTGATCTAAACAACGTCCAAGGAAAGATCCGGGGGGCGGAGGATTGCCTACGGAGACTTCGGGAGGCGGAAGAGACTCTCTCCCACACAATCCCCCGGGATGCCTTCGACCGAATCGATTCCCTGTTCCGGGAGTTGCACGATACGATTGTCAAACGGCGGAGTGCGGAAAGCTGTCTCGCCGAGCTACAACGACAGGAGCAAGAGCTATGCAAAGCAAACGAGGACTGGACAAGGCTGCGAAGCGATCTCGACAAACTGAGCAAGGATCGATGCCCCCTCTGTGGGAGAAAGAACCCGTAGCCCTCTTGGTAGCGGACCTTCACCTGTCCCACCGTGCCCCCCTCACCCGCTCCGTCCATGAGAATTGGTACGAGGTAATGGCGAATTACCTCCATCAACTACACGATATGTCCTGTGTCTCGCGGGGGACCCTCGCGACGAACCTCCCGATCATCTGCGCCGGGGACGTGTTCGACCGGTGGAATGCCCCTGCGGAATTGATCAACTTCGCCATCGCCAACATGCCAAAGATGTACGCGGTCCCAGGACAGCACGATCTCCCCAACCACCGCTATGAAGACGTGCGGCGGTCCGCGTACTGGACGTTGGTAGAGGCCGGGAAGATCGTTGACATCTGTGCAAACACTACAGAGTTAGTAGGAAATATCCTCCTTTACGGATACCCTTGGGGGTACGAACCTATCGGAAACGATCATCCGAAGGATCTCATCCTCGACGTTGCAGTCATTCACAAATACGTGTGGCGGAAAGACTCGGGATACGTGGGTGCCCCGGAAGAGTCCCGGGTCGGCAGGTTGGGAAGCCAACTAAAGGGATATGACGTAGCAGTTTTCGGCGACAATCACATGCCCTTCAACTGCATCGTCGGGAATACCCGCGTCCATAACTGTGGTTCGTTCCTGTGTAGGACCATCGCCGAAATTGACCATCAGCCGTCCGTGGGTATCCTCTTCGCGGACGGGACAATCGAGAGGAAGTATCTCGACACGTCGGGGGATCGGTTCCTTGAGTCGAAGGACCTACTCCCCACATCGATCAATGCCCACACGCTCCTTGAGGAATTGCAAACCCTGGGAGACGGTGCCATCGACTTCGCATCAACGCTGAATAGGTTTCTGGAATCCGGGGCGTTCCCGGGGATGATCCGGAAAGCCGTTCTTTCCGCCCTGGAGGAAGCACGTGGCCAGTGAAGACGCTGTGAGACGCTACACCAAGTTGAAACTACAGATGGAGGAGACCCAACGATTGAAAGACCGACTAACAGGATCTCTGGATCAGCTCCGGGACATGGTCCGGAACACTCTGGGGTGTGAAACGACAGGGGAGGTTGAGAAGCTGGTCAATCGGTTGCGGGAGAACGAGGTGAAGATCGCCGGGGAACTGACCGAGGGACTGGATCAATTCGAGAGTTTGTACGGGGATAAATTGTGAGTGACACCCATCGCCTCCGCAAACTCCTGGATCGGAAGCTAGTCGAGTACGGACACGTGAAAGACTCGGTCCGCAGGGAGAAGGAATGTCTCGCTGATGCGGAAGAACGGTTGACCGCATCCGTCGAGGCACAGCGGATCATCCAACGAGTAGCGGAGACGGTCCAGGAGTCAGCCCACCGACAGATCGCGTCCGTCGTATCCCGGTGCCTTCAGACCGTATTCGGAGAAGATTCGTATGAATTCCGAATCACATTTGAGAAGAAGCGGGGGAAGACGGAGGCACGTCTGTCCTTCGTCCGGGACGGGGTGGAGTACGATCCGACGGAAGCGACGGGGGGAGGGGTAGTGGACGTGGCCGCATTCGCCCTGCGTCTGTCCTGTCTACTCCTGACCCGTCCACCGTTACGGAGGATACTTGTCATGGACGAACCCTTTCGCTTCGTCAGTCGTGAATACCGTCCGGCAGTACGGAGCCTGCTGGAGGTACTGGCGAAAGAGATGAAGTTACAGATCGTCATGGTAACGCACAGCCCAGAACTAGCGTGTGGGAAAGTAATCGAACTAGGAGATTGTCGTGACTAACGAAGAAATTGACGCTCTGAATACCCGGGATTTGGTGGTAGCCTACGCCGAGATCGCAAAAGGCTACGACTACCGACCGTCCAAGACCCAGAACAAACCGTGGTACCTACGTGGCTTTCCGAACTGTGCTGCGCTTCCCGACTACATGGATTGGAAATATATCCAGGAAGAGATTCAATACCTGATCAGTCCGAATTACAACCCATACAAAATTCGCAACGAGGTAAACGTAGGTCCGGAGCGGCTTGAGGTGGATCTCTTTATGGACTGGAACAACTTCCTCTGTGAAATTCGTCTGGTCGATGGTAGCAAGGCGAAGGATCGAGTGATGTGGAAATGGACCGGGTCGGGTATCTACCTCGGGGAAGCGTTCCTCATAGCTGCAACCAAATGCGCTGTCTGGTTCCGTGGGAGCGGATGGACTCCGTCATAGTCTCGTATAGGGTTTCCTGTGTCCGTTCTTCGTCCCACGGATGCGGAGGTAGCTCCATACCCAACCCCCTTTCGATTGGGCAGTGGCGAAGGCGTAGGCTTCCTGTTCGGTAACGCTACTGTAGAGGTATACCTTGCCACCCTTGAATTGCACCATCATCTTCTGATTCTGATGATCGTACTGGGCAGCGACCACGTTTGTGGAGTGGACGAATAGCAGATCCCCCCCGTAGACAAATCCCTTTACCTCATCTGCGGGGAGGGTCTGCCACTTATCGATATTCTCCTGCGAGAGGTCTTGCTCCCCGGGCTTTGTACTTCCAACAGCTACTCCCCGATGCCCTTCCCCAATCTGGAGTTGTGGAGGGGTCGGTTTCTTACGTCTGAACCAGGCCATGATTCACCTCACTGGGTATTCTGATCGAGGGACAGGAAGCCCTTGCTGATCAGGGTACGAAAACCGCTGTTGTACCGCTGGACCGTGAAAGCATAGTTCCCCGCGTCCAGGCCGCTCGTGTTGACCCCCACAACCTGGATTTGCATGATCCCCTGCCCACTGTTGGCAATGGTGATCCCGGACACCCCGTTACCGTACCCCGAGGTTACGGTCATCTCCGCGAGGCCGGACAGACAACCGAAATACTTCGTTAGTTGGAAACGGATATCCCAAGCCCCGATGGCCGTAGGGGGAATCATGGAAATAGACAAAATCCCGTCTTCATACCTAGCAAGTCCAAAATTCGAGTATACGGGCATATTCCACCTTACCAGTACGATTTAGGACAATGATGAGTAGCCATCTTGATACCATCCGCAAGACCGACAATTTTGGTCCAAAGACTGATCTTACTACTCGCGGAAAGACCGCATCCACAAGCGCGGCAACGATCACTTCCCTTGTCGAAAAATTTACAACCCTCGCAGATCTTGTGAATCCGTTCACATTCTTCGTCGGTCCGCTTCGGCATCCCGGCGGCGATCCACTCGGCGGTGGCTTTGGTAACGTTCGTGAGTTGCTCTTTGGCACACGGGTATTCTACCACTTCTCCATCCGGAGGTGGAGGTAGGGCAGATACAGGTTTCTCCGGCGACCCATACCGGTCCCATAGCTGCCTGTACTTTTCCCCTTTGGGGGTTTCGGAAAGTGCCCACGCCTTGAAGGCGCCTCGGTGAAACACGTTATGGCGTGGACAGTAGCCGTCTTCGGTGAGGACGCAAGGGTTCATGGCGTCTCGACGATAAGGACGTTGATCGACCCCGTACAGACAATGTCGCCGTGTGTCACCTGAAAAGTCAGTTGGAACGGGTCGCAGTTCGCGGTAATGGCAAACACGGATTCGGTACCGCCGATGGAAAGCAACCAGTCGCCGCTCACGCACTCCAGGCGGGGAATCTCCCCCGACCCGGGGCAGGCTTCGGTAGCAGCGAACCAGGCACCTCCACTCAGAGTCAGCACGTAAGAGTCCCCGTAGCACGTACACGTCCCGGTCTTGTCCGTCACCAACATGGTGAGGCTGACCGGGAGCTCGACACCCCGGCACGTCGGGGGGGTTACGCTCGAATCGCACGGAGACCCCGTTTCCCCCTGGCAGCAGACGCAGTTGTCGATGGCCATGCGGTGTTACCCCACGCACCCGGACTGGGGGCAGCCCGATACATTCCTACTGAATGTGAACAACCCGTTTCGGAAGCACAATTCAATACAACAGCAGTCTGCTCCGAGGACTATGACCGACTCGGTCCCGCCGTTCAACGCAACGTGTTTCCCTTGATTGATACTACATACACTGTCTGAATAATCCGAGACAGTGAAGTCACAAGCGTTGAACCTCAGCCCGTCCGCGTTCGGGGCACAATCGTAGAAGACCTCCGGGCAGGAGCATCCACTAATCTGACCCGACGTCCCCGCAGTGACTACCAATCCCACACTCTTGGGGACGTCCACGACATACACCGGGCGGACCGGTCCCGACATGCTGTAACCCGCGAGTGTTCCGGCAAATCTCTGTCCCGAGTAAAGGAGCGGCTCTACTTGTCCGGACAGGATCTCCCCGGAGAAGAATTCCCCGGACGCGGCGACGGGGACCCCCGACGTGGTCAGCCCACTACTCGCGTGCAGTGCGGCACTTCTGGGAACAATCCAGATCGGGATAATTTCCTTCCACGGACCGCCGCTGACTTTGCTCGGGTCATACCTGGAAATCATACCCGAGTAGTGGAAAATGTTATTCAGCAGGACCGGGGAGGCGTCTGCCACCTGCACGGACTGGACCTGCGGGACGACGTTTACCCCGGCGATCCCACCGGAGCGGTAGTCCGAGGGGTAAACGAATTGGTTCATCTCATAACTGGTGAGGTTCACCCCGTAGGTCGTATCGGGGAGCACCTGGGTCAGGATCGAACCGGACGGGAATCCGGAAGCGATGGGAGTCCCATCGATCCCCCGAAACGTGGGGCGGACGGAGAATCCTCCCCCTCCCGCGACACCCCCGGACGTACCCTCGAAAAGGACAATCTCATCCATGACCCCGGAGATTCCCGAGGCTGTGATCCTCCCTTTCCAACGATTGTACGTGGGTAGGAAGCTGACCCGGTCGAGTACAACCGAGGAATCTCCGGACAGGAACGGGGCACGCAAGACTGCCCCAATCTGCCCCTGTAATCCACTCGTCCCTACCAGAGTCCCGGACGTCCCGTAGCTGTCCCGGATCGTCTGTGCTACCTGGGGACCGCCACACCCCTTCGTGTACTGGGGCTGACCGCTGTAGGCGGTACCGCTCATGGGAGCTGCGAGGTGCTGAAATTCCTTGATGCACTGGTTCCACTGGGTGGTCATTACCCGGGTCAGAGCACCCCGGACCCTCGCGGAGTAGGTCCAGATGATGTCATGGACACCTTCCGGCTCCCAATTGTACGTACCAGGGTAGACTTCATCCAGTCCCCCCGCGAGCTGCCAGGAGTAGTAATCCGCGGCGAGCTGCATCGCCATCGCGGTCAGGCCGGAAACGTTGACCGGGGTGGTATTCGCCTCCCCACTCCGCAAAGCTTTCGCAGTCGTCCGAATCCCGTATGGGAGATTCGCAACACCGAGCAGTCCGGTCAGCCCAGAAATGTTTCCGGAATTGGGGACGACGGTGATTCCGGAGATGAATTCTCCCGTACCGGAGACGAACGGGAGGCCGTTCCCGGACAGGATGGGGACGTCAACAGTGAATACATCCCCGTAGCTCTCTTCGTACCAGGACGTGGCTCGGGGGGTCTGGTAACGGGGGTTGAAATAGTGAGGGACTGGATCGTCATTGTCTACATACTCGGGGAAGGAGACTTGGATAACGTCGGGAACGACCGTGTTGAACCCACTGCGGAGATCGCCTGCTTTGCTGGGTGGAGTATTGCTGTGGTAAGAATCCCCACCGGCGACGCGGACCAGCGAAGTTGGAAGGCCCCGGTTTGACAGGACTAGTGCCTCAGACTCCCTGGCAGACATGAGGCGATAGGTCCCATCCAGTCTCCGTACCACGACGCAGCCGATGTTTGCGGCGATGGCGTCCAGAAGAGCAGCCGCACTCTCCTGAGACGTCCAAAGCTGACTATCATACTCCGGAAATGTATAAATACTCGGGATGGGATCGTAGTCGATACTGACCCCGAGCACCGCTTGAATCCGGTCCAGCAAAGCACCCCAGGTGCGGTCCCCGAACCCCAGCAGGGAAACGGGGAGGTTGCTCCAATAATACCGCTCGTCCACCAACGTAACGAGAAACAACCCGTCGTACTGGTTCCCGTGCTCCGCGAGGGGACGCGGGGGGAGCATGTACATCAGGCTGGCGAGCGTGTACGGAGCCGCACTCGCCCCAACATCGAACGGGTTGGGGACCGCCCGCATGTTGAGGAACGCAGGACTCCTCCCCGTGGTTTCCTGGAGCATCAGCTTCACTTGCGTGGAGCTGGCGAGTCCCCGGAAGACACTCCACCGACAGGCCCCCGTCGGGTAGTACCAATCCCCAATGCGGATTTGTGGATTGGGGAAGTCGTTCTTATCCCTCAAGGCGAGGGCACTGATATTCCTCCCGGGGAAGTCGGGTGTTCTCCCGAAATCCTGGAGGTACATGAACGGTAGGAACCGGTCAATCTCGTCAATCAGGTCGGCTTCGGGCTGATACTTCCGAGGGTATCTCTGAGACTCCGGCTCCGAGATGGGGGGATCTTCTTCGGACCGTCCGGCCACTCCCATCCGGACCACCTTGGCTTGGTCCAGACAAAACGGAACGTCCCCGAAGGTGAGGAGAAACGGACCTCCCAGGTTGTCAATGAAAGCCATATTTATCTACTCAAAATGTCTGTCAACCGATCAACCCGTCACTTATTGTAGGGGCACCGCTGCTGGGCAAGAGGAGTCCCTGGTTGATCATCTGGATGTAAAACAACCTCGCCCAAAGGGTCTGGAACGTGTCAAGAGTCCCCCCCGATCCGCGGGAATTCGTCACTGCAATCGTCGCACGATCCCCCAGCACGAACGGGAGCGATCCGGCGTGAACCGAGACGAAAGGACCCGCGGTGTAGGTCTGACTCATCACCCCCATGCTCATCATGTCGAGATACACGCTCCGGCCGTTCGTCAACGCAGCGGTCAACCGCATCCGCAGTTTTATTGTATCAGGTAGGGCTTCCGGCGTCCGAAAAACTCCGGTGTAAGATTGGAACGAGGTTGTGAGTGCTGTCAGATTAATCGAGAACGTGTTATTCACTCCGTTCTCGTCCTGGATGACGTTCTGATCTTCGTCAATCAGATCGATTACCAAAGTCCCGGAGGCAGCGGCGGTCCCGTCCCGGCGAACATAGAGATTGACAGCGTACTGGGTAGTCGATTGGAGGGCTACCGTCGTCCCCGACGAAGAGTCGAATTCCTGTGTCAGTTGGGTGAGGGTAGAACCGTCCCCGATCAACTGGAGCGAATGTCCCGTATCGTCGTAAACAATACTTGTATTATCCGCAATGTCCCCGGTATCACCCACGACCAAGGTGAAGTTGTCCGGGACTCCGGCGGTCCAGTCGGTGAACCCGGAATTCGTCAGCAGGTTCCCCTCGCTCGTGTCCGCGTTCCCGTTGATTGCCTGGAGTGTGATCCGACAGTTAGACCCGAGCGGCCAGTCGAACGCGAAGGGGTTGGGCTGAATTCCCGCACCGGTCAGCGTAATCTGCTCGTTCCCCGCGAGGGCCGATCCACTGTACGAGTCCTGGGTACAGGTAAGGACCATCGTTTCAGCAAAAGCGTTCTCCAGGACAAGGCCGTCAACCGGTCGCTTCGTACTGGTAACGATGATCCCATTTCCTTCCCCGGTGAACGTGGTTGGGGTAGCGGCAATGGTCATCGCGAGTACGGAGGCACTCGCCGCTTTCATCTGGCGGATGATTTCCTGAATTGACAAGGAGACGTCCCCACCGGTCAGGGTCAACCCGTAGTTAGGATTGTCCCGGAATACCATCCGGTTGACGGTGGCCTGCCCGATCTGCTGGGCGGTGGTCCCGGTGGACGCAGCACCGTTGAGTAGTCCCTGGTAAGAACTACCCATGATAGCTTGAATATCCGATTCGGTATCGTACTGGGCAACGACTCCGTTGGTCGTATCGGTCATGTTCGTTAGCTGGGCCGCCTGGTAGGCGTCCATTTCACTAACGATCAAACCGAGTTTACCAATTCGATTGAAGAGGTCCCCGGCGGCCCCCTGTAGTGGGATCGTCACAAGATACCTCCTTTCTTAGTCAATTAGGTCCGGCTGTAACTTCGCAGCCGGCATGGTTCGGTCGTAAACGTCCAGCATCCACGGGGGACGTCCGAAGATGATATCGTTGACGGCAATGGCAGCGGGGTTAACGCACCCGTACACGTAGGTTCCACTGATCCGGTACAGCGGGGTGATCCCGTCCGGGGCGAGGGACAGGGACACAGGCTCATACCAGTCGTCCATGAGTACCCAGTTTCCCAAAGGCGGATCGAGTAACTCTGGATCGGGGATCTCCGGTTGCTCGTTGAATTTACTAGCCGTCCAGTCCGCAATCCAGAGCAGGGTAGGTTTCGCCAATTGACAGAACTGCGTCCCGTGAGTGGACAACTGGGAAGGGGACGCAACTGGCATCATGTAGATATGCCGGTCCTTTTCGTAATGTCCGTGAATCTCGAAATCGGTCCAGACCGATTCCGGAGGGGTTCCTAATTGGAGATAGTTCGCATTCCCTGAATCCGGGGTAATGGGAGGAGCAGTTGTTATCACAACAGGGGGGAGAGACTGACCACCGGTTAGCTCAGCCGTACCAGGGAATCCCGGGGAGCCTCCCAGTGTGGAAGTTGTCAATTCGTTAAACTTCCCCGCGGTCCCGGGAGGAATGCCCGTGGTCATCTGACTCGTCTGGCGGTTCAACGTAGCGTTCAAACACGGATCGTAATACGCGGCCGCTTGGAGAAGTAGACTCGCAGTCCCACGGACGACGTAGGGGGAGTGTAGTTGACGTTGTCCGATCCCGGGGTAAACGTCATTCCGGAGAAATCAAATCCCCAGATACTTT